TAGGTATTATGACAACACTAACAGACCTAGCTAGAAACTCAGCATCAAGAAATGTTGCAGGGGATATAGGTAGATTATTTGGTGAAGCCATAGCTAGAAAGATGGATGCTGATTTATCTGCATTATTTACAGGTTTCTCAACAGAGAAAGGACCTGGAGCAGGTGCTGAATTAACTATTCAAGATTTATTTGAGGCAGCTACTGAATTAAGAACAGCAAATGCCCCTGGACCATACTATGGTGTGTTCCACCCAAAGCAAATCTTCAATGTTAAGAAGTCATTAACTAATACTTTTGCAGGAACTTCTAATATTCCAGATTTAGGTAACGAAGCTATGAGAGCAGGTTTCGTAGGACAAATCGCAGGTATACAGATATTTGAAAGTTCAAATGTAGCAGTTGATGGTTCTGATGATTCTATTGGTGGTGTATTCTCACAAGATGCTTTAGGTTTAGCGATGATGCAAGACCTTAAGATTGAGTCACAAAGAGATGCTTCACTAAGAGCAGATGAAATCGTAGCAACAGCAGTTTATGGAGTCGGTGAGCTTCATGACAGCTATGGAGTTAAGTTAACAGCAGATAGCTTAGCAAACTAATTTAACTAGGGAGGGAAACCTCCCTTTTTATCTAAGGAGTTAAAATGGAAACTGTTAAATTAATAAATAAAAATGGCGAAATTATTGAGAGATTAAAAATACAATATGAGCCTAATATAAAGATTTGGACTCAAAGAGGTTGGTCTGTTTATGAGAAGCCTAAATTAGAGCCTAAAGTTACACAGCCTACAACAACCAAAAAATCTAAAAAGAAAGCTAAATAATGGCAACAACTGAATTTGGTGTAGCGAATACAGATTTACAAAAGATACAGCCAGATGTTTTAGGGTTTGGCATAGCTGACTTTGATGAACAGTTACAGTTTGCTGAAAATGATGTTCTTAGACGTATCCGAGAGGAATGGTGGGAAAGATATAGGCATCAAGTTCGATATAAGGACATTACAAAGGTAACTTCTGTTGAAATGGTTAATAGCAAGCTCACAGATGGTCAATGGACTCAATCAGTAGTTTATTTGGCTTTATGGAAGTACATTTTCCCAATACTGACTAAATGGCGAGACCCAGACACAGGCGAGGGTAAAGATACATTCCAAGTTCAGATTGATTTTTATAGGGATAGATACGAAGAAGAATTTCAAGCTATTTTAAGAGATGGTGTTGAGTATGATGAAGATGGTGGTGGTACTGTCTCAGATAGCGAGAAAGAAGCTCTACACAGCCTAAGATTAGTGAGATAATGGAAGTATCAGCAAATATAAATAATATTGAAGTTACAAACTTTTTAAAAAATATAACTCGTAAACAAAAAGCAGTTATTGATAAAGGTTTAAAAAGAGTTTCAAACATGGCTATTCTGATGATTACAAAGCGAACACAGAGTGGCAAACTGCCAGATGGTGGTAATATGCGACCTTATGCAAGTTCGACTATCAGAGGGCGAAAAAAGAGGGGTAGGCAGACTGGTTTTGTAGACCTTACTGATTCTGGTAAAATGTTTAGAAGTTTAGACTTTAGAACTGGTGGGTTTAAAAGCACTTTGTTTTTTGCCAATAAGGAAAGAGAAAAGATAGCAAGTTATCACGATACATTTGGTGTAGGTAAAAGAAAAATAACAAGACCTTTTTTTGCTATTGGCGATAAAGAAGAAGATAAATTAAGAGCAGAGTTTGCAAAGTTTTATTTTAAGGAAATGAGATTGTGAGCAAAAGGGAAAACATAGCTAGTAATATAATTAGTGTACTTGATGCTGTTGTTAGTCCTATTGAGTTTAAAAAGATTACTAGAGAGCCTTTTGAGGTAGAAGAATTAAGTGATGCTCAATTTCCTGCTATGTTTGTGCAATCTGGCGATGAAACTAGAGAAGTCCAAAGCATAGGTGATACAGGTTCTGGAACTTATACAGGCACAATAGATTTTTTAATTGTGGCTTTTGGTAAGGGTACAACTACAAATATTGATACAATTAGAAATCAATTAATTGAAGTTATTGAAGAAACATTAGACAATGATGTAACAAGAAATGGCAATGCTATAGATACTCAGATTATAGAAGCATCAACAGATGAGGGTACATTATACCCTTATGGTGGTGTAAGGATAACAGCTAGAGTTCTATACGAATACACTAGAGGGAGTGCATAATGGCTAAAGATATCAAAATGACTAAAGGTAAAAATACAATTACCATTACAGCAGAGAATTTGGAACATTTTAAAAGGCTTGGATATAAAGAAGCTGAAAAAAAAGTTGCAAATAAAGCCGAAAAAAGCGATAAATCAGAAATCACAGATAAGGAGTAAGACATGGCTACACATCACGGAAAAGAGGGAGTTGTTACTGTCGGTGGCACAGCTATCGGAAATGTAACTGGCTTCACTATTGATACAACACATGACACAGTAGAAGATACAGAGTTATCAGATGCTACAAAGACATATATAGCAGGTAGAGGTACATTTACAGCTAGTATTGACATGAACTATGATGAGGAAAGCACAGAGCAGTCATCATTAACTACTGGTTCAAGTTTGGCATTTATATTCTTGCCAGAGGGAAATACAAGTGGTGACGAAAGTTTAAGTGGTACTGGTATTGTTACAGGTATGTCTATTGGTCTTACATTAGATGGTGTAACTACTAGGACTGTTTCAATTCAAGGTACTGGTGCATTAACTGTTGGTACTGTGTAAGATATGTCAGAAAAAATAGACTACTTTGATGGTGTTAGGGAACATTTTAGTACATTAGAAACTAAAATAATCGAAGTGCCAGAGTGGGGTTTAGTAGGTGATAAAGCTATATACTGCAAACCTTTTAACATGCTTGAAAAACAGAAAATTTTTAAGGGTGCTTCTGGTACTGACCTCATAGTTTTAATTGATGTAATTATAGAAAAAGCATTAACAAAAGATGGTGATAAAATGTTTAATGCTAGTCATGTTTTGGCATTTAAAACCAAAGCTGACACTAATGTAATTGCTGATGTAGCTACTAGAATTATGGGTACTGGTAATGACGATATTGACGAGAATAAAAAAAACTAAAAAGTGACCCAGAACTTCATAACCTTTTTGGGTTAGCCGAAAAACTACACAAGTCTGTTTCTGAAATATTGCAAATGTCTGTGAGTGAGTTTAATATGTGGATAGCATATTATGCTTTACAAAGTGATGAAAGAGAAAGACAAGAACGATTAGCAAAGGCTAGAAGATAGTGGCAACCAAACAAGTAAATATAGACATACTAGCCAAAGATAAGACTAGGCAAGCTATGCAATCTGCCACTAAAGGGGTTGATAAACTTAAAAGTGCTGTATTTAATTTAAGAAATGCTTTTATAGGTTTAGGTGCAGGGTTAGTTGCTAAAAGTTTCCTAGATACAGCTAGGGAAGTAGAAAACCTAAGAGTTAGATTTAAATTTTTATTTGCTGATGCCCAAGAGGGTGAGAAAGCCTTTAAAGGACTTGTTAAGTTTGCAGGTCAAGTACCATTCAGTTTAGCAGAAATACAAAGAGGTTCAGCAAACCTAGCTGTTGTTTCCAAAAATGCTGAAGAATTAAATAATTTACTAAAAATAACAGGTGATATTGCTAGTGCTTCTGGTTTAGACTTTGCAACCACAGCAGAACAAATCCAAAGGACATTTTCAACAGGCATAGCGAGTGCTGACCTTTTTAGAGAAAGGGGTGTTAAGGCATTATTGCAATTTGAAGCAGGTGTTCAATATAGTGCAGAACAATCAAAAAAGCATATAATTGATGGTTTTAAAGATGGCTCATTATCAGTAGTTGGTGCAAGTGCAGAAATGGCACAAACTTTTGATGGTGTTATGTCTATGATAGGAGATAAGTTCTTAGGCTTTAAGATGACTATGATGGATTCAGCCCCATTCGAGTTTATTAAATCAAGTGCTATGGTTATTGAGCAAGAACTTTCTAAAAATTTTGGAAGTATAGAAAAATTTGCTGAAAAAATGGGTAAAGCTCTTGTAGATGGTTTTAAAAACTTCTTGCTTATGGGAGCAGGTGTATTAGATACTTTCCAACCAGTTTTTAGTTTTCTTGGAAAATCTGTTGAAAATTTAGTTAATTATGTAAGGGGCTTACCTGCACCACTTGATACTTTAGGTGTTATAGGTTTCCTAATGTTAGGAACTAAAGGTAAAGCTCTTGTTTTTCTTATTGGTGGTGTTTTAGATGAAATAAGAAGTGTTATAGGTCATACGATAGATGCTATGGCTTTTATGCAAGAGAAATTAAATAGTTTTAGTCTTTTTAGAAGCAAGCAACAGATAGAAGATGCAAACAAATCTATAGCAGAATTAAGAGAAACTGCCGAAAGATTAAAAACACCTTTATCAGATGTAGAAGAAAAATTTGGAGAGGTAGGTTTAAAGGGGCAAACTGAATTTACTGCTATTAATGCTCTATTTGATGATGGCATTAAAAAAACTGGCACAATGACTGAGAAAGTTCAAAATTTAATAACAAAAATAGAAAATGCAGGAGAAAAAACAAAACAAATAAAAGAAATGGGTGGTTTAGATGTTGGTGGCTTTTTAAGCACTAGAGAGCAGAAAGCAACTCAGTCTATGACAGGCATGGAAACTGAATTTGGTGATGCTAAAGGCATGAGGAAAACTGGAGATATTGATGCACTGCAAGCCATAGCTGATATGGAATTATTAATAGCTGAAGATACAGCTACAAAAAGATTAGAGATAGCTGACAAAACAGCTAGAGAAGAAAGAAATATAAGACAGTCATTTATTAATGAGCAAAGTGCAATATTAAAGGCTGGACAATTCCAAGATTTAAAAATGGTAAATCTTACAGAACAAGAAAAGAAAGACACCTTAGTTGCAGGTGGCAAGGCGATTTTAGGTGCTATGGCTCAAAGCAACAGAAAGGCTTTTGCACTCAATAAAGCCTTTAATATGGCTGAAGCTATAATGAATACTGCTACTGGTGTAAGTAAAGCCTTATCTACTGGTAATATTCCTTTAGCCGTTTTAATTGGTGTCTTGGGTGCTGTACAAATAGCAACTATATCGCAACAAAAATATCAAGGCAGAAGACTTGGTGGTAGAATGAACCAAGACCAACCTTATTTAGTAGGTGAAGCAGGACCAGAGTTAGTTGTACCAGATAAACCCTCAAATGTTGTTCCTAATGGTCAGCTAGGTGGAATGGGCAAGCAGGTTAATGTTAATTTTAATATAACTACAGTAGATGCTACTGGGTTTAGTGAATTATTGGTTAATAGTAGGGCAACTATTGTTAATGTTATTAATCAAGCCTTAAATGAAAAAGGAAAAGAGGTGCTTGTATAATGTCTGGTCAATTTCCAACAACACCACAGGCAAGTAGTGCTGATATAGGTTCAGAGCAAAAAACTATAGTGACAACTACAACTTCTGGCAGGGTTCAAACAAGACAGATTGATAGTCAAAAATTTACTTTAAAATTATCCTATCCTCCTATGAGAAGAACAGATTTTGCACCCATTAAAGCCTTTTTAATGAAGCAGAGGGCAAGGTTAAACACTTTTACTATAATACCACCAGTTGTTTCTAATGCACAGGGTGTCGCTACAGGCACGATAAGTGTTGATGGTGCTATAAGTGCAGGAGCTACAACTTGCACTATAGACGGCATGACAATAAGCACTAATGATATATTAAAGGCAGGAGATTACTTTAAATTCGCTAGTCATGAAAAAGTTTATATGGCAGTAGAAGATTTAGATTCAGATGGCACAGGCTCTGGAACATTAACCTTTGAACCACCTTTGAGGGAAGATGTAGCTGATGATATTCAGTTAACCTATGATAATGTGCCTTTTTTTGTAAGATTGGCAAATGATGTCCAAGAATATTCTATTATAACAAATGACCTTTATAATTATGAGGTTGAATTAATAGAAAGTTTGTAAATGGCTAGAGACCTAACCACAGCAGTCAAAAACGAATTAGCAACCGATAGCCTACAGCCTATTAATCTTATTTATATTAATGTAGGTGTGGGTTTAAGGGTTACTGACCATTATAAAAACGTAACTTATGATAGTAATACATATACAGCATCTTCTTTGTTTACTAAGTTGTCGGCAGTAACTGAATCTTCAGAAATACAAGTCAGCAATATTACAGTTACTTTTACAGGTGCTGACCAAACTATAACCTCATTATTTCTAAGTAATCCTTATTTGGAAAAAGAAGCTGAAATATATAAGGGTTTTATAGATGGCAATGAAGCTCTAATATCTGACCCATTTTTGTTATTTAAGGGCAGGATTGAGTCATTTAGCATTAATGAAACCCTTAATAATTCTAGGGTTAATGTGTCTATTGCTTCTCATTGGTCTGATTTTAGTAAAGTAGAGGGCAGAAAAACAAATACAGGTTCACAACAGCTACACTTTCCAGATGACTTGGGGTTTGAATTTGCAAGCCAAACAGTTCAAGATATCAAGTGGGGTAGGTCATGATGGAAGATGTTGTAGGATTGTTTAAGCAGTTTGAGAAATATGAAAATAAATCTACAAGGCAGTTAGAGAATTATTTAAAACCCTCAATAGATTTAAACCAATATAGAATGTTTTATGATGAGCATAGTATAATTGGCTTTGTTAATTGGGCATATTTACATCATTTAGTCCAAGAAAGATTTAAATTAACTGGTAAAATCAAACAGAACGAATGGAACTCTGGTAATAATTTATGGTTAATAGATATCTTATCAATTCATAATACTTTTGCTATGATGAGATGGGTGTATAATTATTTTAAGAAAGAATTAAAGGTCAATAATTCAATAAACTGGGTTAGAGTTGATGATGGTGTTTATAGGGTTGGGCAAAAGTTTAAAAGGGATTTCCATTAATGGGTAGTGTTGTTGATGCTGTTGTCAATGTCGTAAATGACTTTATTGGTTGGCTAATACCTATTCCAGAAGTGCCAGAGTTTGGAGCTTCTGAGCAGGTTCGTGGTGTATTAATCAATAAACAGTCAAATAATGCTCAAATACCAGTTGTTTATGGAAGAAGAAAAGTTGGTATTACTCGTGTTTTTGTTGAGTCATCTGGTACAAATAACCAATATTTATATATTGCAGGTGTTGTTTGTGAGGGTGAAATTGAAGAAATAGAGCAAATATTTATAGATGATAAAAGAGTTTATTTTGATGGTGATTTAGACCACGGAGTTACAAGAGAAGTTGATGAGGGTGATATTAACTTCTATAAAAGTTCTTCACACGTACAAATACAAGCCTTTTATGGTTTAGATGACCAGATAGCATCTTCAATCCTTACAAACTCATTAAATTGGACTACAAACCATAGGTTAAGGGGTGTTTGCTATCTTGCTTTAAGATTAAAATGGAACGCAGATATATTTAGTTCTATTCCAGATATTAAAGTAATTTTAAAAGGAAAAAAGGTTTATGACCCTAGAGATGCTACAACTAAATACTCCCAAAATTCTGCTTTAGTTTTATTGGATTATTTAAGAAATACAAGATATGGCAAAGGCTTACCAGATGATGCTTTTGAGCCTAACTTTACATCTTTCCAAACCTCAGCTAATGAAGCAGATACATTAATATCACCAAGAACAGTAACTGTTACACCAGTTGCAGGATTAACAAAACAAGACTTTAATAGCACTTATGCTTATAACCCTGCTTTCTTTGTGGGCAGGCATATACAAGGCGAACAAACACAAATTACATCTATTGATAGAATTACTACAGGTGCATATACATCTGATAGATATTTTGGTTATATTAACCCTACACAAACAGGAACATATCAATTTAGAACAGAATCAGATGATATGAGTACCACTTATATTGGTGATGATGGACAAACAGTTGATGAATTATTTAAAGAAATTGAAGCTAATAGAAGCTCTAAATTGATTATTAGTCAAAGGATAGGTTATTCAGCGATTGCTAATAAAGATTTAACAGCAGGGGGTCAATATCCTATAATTATTTATCTTGGAAATTATAAATTTGATGGGCGATTAACATTTTTTTGGGGATTTAATGGTGGAGATTTAACAACGGATTTAAGCACAATTTTTTCAAATGGTGAAAATGTAACAGATATCGTTCCAGAAATAATTAAGTTTGAAACTAATGCTGTATTAGATACAGACCAGAAAGTTTTGGAAAACGTCAAAAAACTAACAAATCCAATGAGTGCTTTATTTACTTATAGCAATGGTGTTTATAAAGTTAAAATAGAGGGTACTGGTTCAGCCATTAAAACAATAACAGCAGACCACGTTGTTGGGGGTGCTAAAGTTCTAGGTGAAAGAAAAAACAATAAATATAATCGAGTTATAGGAACATTTGTAAACCCTTTTAAGAATTATCAA